TTGAAAATGGGGAGTTTACTGTAGTTGAAGATTGGGTCGATCCTCGTGTAAGAGATGCAGAGCTTAAAGCTCAATTAGAAGCAGAAATAGAAGCTGCAAAGAAAGCAGCGGAAGAAAGTTCTGAGGAAAGCTCGGAAGAGAGTTCAGAGTAAGGACTAAGCCATGAGCTATACAATGACATATGATAGCTTGTTAGTGGACATACGCAGGTATCTTGAGCGTGGGTTTACACAAGCTAGTGATCAAATTGTTTTTGATCAATTGCCACGTTTAGTGACGTTAGCAGAAAGGCGTATAGCTCGTGAACTCAAAATAGAAGGTTTTATCCGAGCGATAACAACGCCTCTGTCTATCGGTGTTAGCACTTATCTCAAGCCAGACAGATGGCGTGACACGATTTCTATGACGGTAGACGGAACGCCAATACAAACAAGATCATATGAGTACCTTCGTAATTACTGGCCTAATGAAGCGCAAACAGCATCGCCTCAATTTTATGCTGATTACGACTACGCTAATTGGTTAATTGCTCCAACGCCAAATGCAGCTAGTACGTTAGAGGTTCTTTATTATGAACAACCAGCACTGCTTGGTCCAAACTTGCAAAGTAATTGGCTAACGGACTATGCACCGGAGTTGGTGTTGTATGCTTCGTTACTTGAGGCAACCCCATTTTTAAAAAACGATGAGAGAGTACAGCTATGGCAAAGTCTATATGACCGATGTGCTCAAGCATTCAACGGTCAAGACTTAGGAAGAATACTTGATCGTGCGGCACAAAGGAGTGAAGCATAATGCCTATTTATCAAGACGTTTTTGGCGGTGCTAACATTTATCCTAGTGAAATTAGTTATAGCACTCAAAACTTATCGGCTGATGTAACGCTGAGTTGGCCTGAAGAGACTTCAACGAATACTAATTTAGCTACGCGAATAATTGATGTAACACAAACGGGTGCAGGCTTTAGCATTATTGTTCCGGATGCCCAAAAAAGCGGAACTGGTAATACAATACTATTCAACAACATAGGCTCACACACGTTCCTCGTAAAAAATGCGGGCGGTATTCAACTTGGATCAATTGCGGCGGGTGAGGTTTATCAATTATATTTGACTGATAACAGCACCACAAATGGAACATGGGTATTTCTGCAATACGGAGCCACTACATCGACTGCCAACGCAGCATCATTAGCTGGCACAGGTATAGTTGCTATCGGAACCGTGCTATCGCAGTCCGTACCAGTGACCACGTTTAATACTAACTTCACGAGTGGTGTGGATGATCGAGCTAAAATGTTTAACTATACGGGGGCTGGTGGCACTTACACACTGCCTGACCCAATCACGGGCGGTGACAACTGGTTTGTTTACCTAAGAAACTCTGGATCTGGTGCAATCACGGCAACGCCTCCGGGATCAGTGACAATCGATGGTGCAGCTAATTTACCATTCCAACCCGGTGAATCAGCTATCATTGTTACTGATGGACAAAACTTTTTTACGATTGGGTTTGGACAGTCGGCTACATTTGCTTTCGATTACACCACGATTAACATTGCTGGTACTGGTGATTTTACGCTCAGTGGTAATGAATTGAACCGAGTTGCTTATAAATTTACCGGAGCACTTACGGGTGCTCGAAACGTAATAATACCAGCGACAGTGCAACAATACTGGATTGATAACAGCACGACAGGATCTTACGTTTTAACCGTAAAAGTTTCTGGTCAAACGGGTGTCACCATTGGACAAAATACGAGAGGTATATTTTATTGTGACGGTACTGATTTAGTAGATGCAGATACCAGCACAGTTTCGTTTCCAATTTCAATAGCACAAGGTGGAACGGGAGCCAACACGGCAGGCGGTGCTCTCATTAATCTAGGTGGTGGGTCTACAGGAATCAGTGTCTTTCAATCAAGCACACAGACAGATGCGTGGACCGCAATCGGATATCCAAATCAATTTAACGGTGGAACATTCTAGGAATGGCAGAGCAAACTACGATACTTGTTTCTGAACCGGGGATTAAACGTGACGGTACGAAGTTTGAAGGTAATAACTACGTTGATGGTCAATGGGTTCGTTGGCAACGCGGATTGCCTAGAAAGATTGCTGGTTACAAAACAACGCTCAAAACATTAGCAGAGATCAGCCGTGGATTTATTACTTTTACTCAACAGTTATTCGTCTATTGTCATTCTGGCGGTGCTAATACTCTTGAAAGATTCACCTTAGATGAAAATGGAAATAGCTCCATTGTAAGCACAAGAACACCTGTAGCAGTGGCAGCACAAGGATCGGTAACTTTAGCTGGTTCTGGCGGTAGTGTGGATATGATAGCTATCAATGGGGTAGATATTATGTCTGGTTCCGTTGCATTCAACGTGGATTTACCAACTACTGCAACCGATGTAGCCGCAAACATTACAGCATTTACGTCTACACCAAATTACACGGCTACCGCTAACGGACCTACAATCACGATCACTTCTGCTACAACTGGCGATGAGTTTAACGGATTCATAATTACTACTACGCTCAACACTTTGACTTCTACAATTGTAAATATGCAAGGTGGATCAGATGCAGTTATAGCAAACGCAAACAATTTTTGGATGTTTGATTTTCAATTTCAATCTAGTAGCAATCAAAACTTAATTTTAGCCTCTGTCGCTCCCAATATGGATTGCATCTGTAACGATCAAGACGGACAAATATTTTTCGGTGATGTGCTCGGCACTGGCCCACTGCAAAGTATATCACTTCCAGCAAATACAAATGCTACAGGTGGTATCGTTAGTTTACATCCTTATTTATTTTATTTTGGAACAGACGGTATAATCGGTTGGTCTGTTCCGGGTGAACCTTCCAATTTGACAGGAACAGGTAGTGGCAACGCTAGGGTGTGGGGTCAGAAAATAATTAAAGGTTTACCGTTGCGTGCAGGTTCTGGAACTGCACCCGCGGGTATATTCTGGGCATTTGATGCTGTAATACGGAGCACGTTTGTTGGTGGTTCGGCAGTGTTTCAATTTGATATTGTAGCTACTGGAACATCGATTCTCAGCCCATTTTGCCCAATTGACTATGATGGCGTTTTCTATTGGATTGGAACTGATCGATTTTACTTGTTTAACGGTGTTGTCAGAGAAGTTCCGAACAACCTAAACCTAAATTACTTTTTCGATGGGTTGAACCGTGACCACGCAAGTAAATGTTTTGCTTATAAGGTGCCACGATACGGTGAGATTTGGTGGGCATACCCACGAGGTACAGCCACAGAATGCACTCACGCTGTAGTATACAACGTTAGAGAAGACACATGGTACGACACAGAACTGCCAAACGGTGGACGTTCAGCGGGTCAATTTAATAACTCGTTTGCAGCCCCTTTGCTTACAGGCATTGTGCAAGCCACGACAGCATCTGGAACCGGATACAAAGTTTGGCAACACGAGTTTGGTATGGATGAGATTGACGGTCCTGACATTGCACCGATAAGATCATTCTTCGAAACGGCAGACTTGTCTACACTTACACAAGGTGGTGACAGATATCTTCGTATAACAACTATCGAACCAGACTTTGTGCAAGTAGGAGACATGACAGTAACCGTCACCGGAAGGGCCAACGCTAGAGCACCCGAAGTTGTAGGTACAACGTTTACCTTCCCTGCCGAAGCCACACAACCATTCGAACAAATAGTAATGTTAAAAGAACAACGGAGAGAATTAAGAGTAAAATTTGAGTCCAACGCTTTATATGGTGACTATCAGATGGGACAGATAATAGCTCACCTCGGTATTGGTGACGGAACGGATCTAGGATAATGGCATTAAGTGTTACATTGCCAGTGGGTATTGGTCTAAAAGATTGGGCAAATTGTCTGATTACAGACTTCATTGCCTTTGGTGCATTTGACCCGTTAGACGATGAAACAAAGTGGCAAGATTGGGCTACGCAATTTTTGAATGCAACCAATTTAATCGAAGATTTTCCAGACCCGTATATGTATGACGATTGGAGAGAGTGGGCAGAACGATTTGTCCAGACAACGCTATGAGATTTATTGGCTTTGAAAGAGAGATTTCTGCGGAAAAATGGGCTAGACCGTTACTCGGTCTAAAAGGTGAGCCTGAGTTTTTTCGTGCGATGTCGGCAGTTGATGACAGTGATAAATTCGTATGCACTGCAATTTTTAACAACTTTACACCTCGAAACATAGATGTATCGTTTGCATCTCGTGGCGGTAACTGGGCATCTCCAAAAGAAACTTTACGGATGTTCAACGCTATTTTTACTTACATATTCAAGATACACGAAGCGTCACGGGCTACCGCTTTGATTGGTCATAACAACGAAAAGTCTATACGGTTTGTTAAAAGGTTAGGGTTTAAGCACGAAGGTACAATGAGACAAGCCTACGACGATAACGAAGATTTAGAAGTATTTGGGTTTTTGCGGAATGAATATAATACGCACAGATGGTGTAATGTGAGGACTGCGCGATGAGTATGAAAGAACAAATCCTATCAATTGCAATGCAAGATCCTCGTTTTCAAGAAACGATTACAGTCATCGAACAACAATTATCCGGAACTAACATGGTGGCTGAGGATCTTACTGAAGCCATACAAATGCTTGAGTATGTATTACAGAACCCAGAAGTATACCCAGAGGTCCGTACAGCCGCTATAAAAGACGGTTTAATAGATGAGGGTATGTTTCCCCCACAATTTGATGAAGTGCTGATTATAAGCCTCCTAGTGGTCTTGTATGGGATGCAAGACAGACTGTCACAACAAGGTTATGCACGAGGTGGACTCGCAGTATCCGGTAAACAGTTGGCCCGTATGGGTCAAGGTGGTGACCGACAATTGGCTCACATCAATGACCGTGAGGCTGAGGTGCTCCGTAGAATGGGTGGTCAGGGAACAGTCAATCCAAACACCGGATTACGAGAGTATAAAGGTCTGAAAAATATTCTAAAAGTTGCTTTGCCACTCGCTGTAAGTTTTATTGCACCTGTCGTGGCTCCAGCTATAGGTGCCGCCGTTTTGGCTCCCGCAGCAAGTACGTTGCCAGCCTTGGCAGGAAGTGCATTGGCCCAAGGTGTTGTGGGTGGAGCAATTCTCGGTGGTGGTTCATCTTTGCTTACGGGTGGAAATCCATTAAGTGGTGCAATCAGAGGCGGTTTAGGAGCGTTTGCCCCGATGGTTAGTGAGGGTATCCAAGCATTTGCACCAAATCTTGATCCTCAAATGGTTAGTGCGTTAGGTAGTGGTGTAACGGGGGCCGTGGGTGAATCAATAACAGGTGGAGATGCTGGTGCAGG